GTGTTGACCCATCCGTGGGTAAATCGCTATCAGGAACTGAAGCGTCGTGACGCGTTGGTGCGACAGATGGTGCAGCAGACGTTCGAACTGGGTGGCAACACAGTCAGCGTGACGGGCCTGGCGCACGCCCTCGGTACGCCGGACGTGTACGCAGCGTGGGACAAGCAGCGCGCCGATGAGGAAGCGCTGTGGATAGCGCGAGGAGGCAGCGGTCGATGACGCACATTCACGTGGACAAGGAAGCGGTCCTACGGTTGCGGGAAGCAGCGAAAAGGATGCGCGCCATGGCTGGCACCATTGGCCAGGACGAGCACGGATTTCGTAGCCTCGGGGAAGAACTGGCGGAACTGGCGGACCACTTCGCCGTGGTCGTCTCTGAACGGGACGCCTTGCAAGTGCGGGTCGACTTCGCTATTAGTCGGACCAAGCACTACACCGAGGGCTATGGCTACGAGGGCAAGATTGTGGCCGACACCATTCGAGAAGCATTGGAGTCGAAATGAGCATTGAGAAGTTGCGGGAGAGGATTCGGACGATCGATCGAATGATGACCCCGAGCGGTCTGATGCAGGTTCCGGTCCGAGAGATCCGAGATGCCCTTCAGGAATACGACGAGGCCTTCGACTTCGACGACCTCTCCGAAGTTGATCGAGGTTTGCGGGCTGATCTGAAGAACGTGACCGAGGATCGCAACGCTCTGCAATTCAAACTCGACCGCATCGAAGCCTTGTGCGGTACCCGGCTCGCGGGTGCCGCAGCTGAGGCTGTGTCGGAGGCTCTCAATGGCTGACCGGTTTCCGACGATGGCTGCGATGCTGCGGGAGATGAGTCCGGAGGGGCGGCAGCTCATCGCGCAGTGGCACATCGTGATGTCCGCAGGGCTCAAGACCTTCGCAGACAAGTACAACCGAGATTGGGTCTTGCATGGGATGACGCCTCTGGAGAGGATCGCGGGTAAGGCTGCCCTCGAGGCTTGGCTAGAGGTCATGCACGCCGTGGGCGGAACGATCGCGGACGAGGCCCTCCCGCCGACTGGCAGCCGCGATGATTCCTGAACCGGTGCGGGTGATCAAGCCTGGGTTTGATGGCGGCGTCGCGGATACGCAGAAACTGTTCGTGGTGGCGTTTGATGAAGGCGTGACGTCGGGCTGGTGTGCGATGCGCATTCAGCTCGACGCTCTTCTTGAAGGCGGGCTGCGAGGGGTTATTCTCCGTTCGCCGGACCCCGACGTGTTCGCGTGGTCTTCGGGGTTCTTCAAAGGCCCGGAGCCCTGGCAAGCGGAGCTGATGTTGGCATTGGTCCGGGGCACGTGGCACCACGGGGAGGGTGAGTTTGGGTTGGGGCGGGATAGCGATCTGCTTGTGGTGGTAGGGGAGGCATACAAGTCTCGAATGATTGGGGACGACGCGACGGTGCTGGCACCTGTGCGGGTGCAGGCGATGTTTAGAGGGCTTAGTTGGCGGGAGCCTTGGCCTTTTCTTCGGTCGCCCATCCCAGACGCCATGGCAACCCTCCCAGACGCGCGACTCAAGGCGTTCAATCTATGGAGCGGGGTAGCGGGTAAGGACGGGGAGCATCAGCGGGACGCCACGCGCTACGCGGCAATGACGGCACGAAGATGTAGCGACGTAGGTTGGCTAGCTGAGTTGGAATCTCGAATGCCGTGGATTTCGGAAAAGCCAAAAACAAAATAGCAAGCAAATCAGACAAGTAAGTAATATCTCTCATCTCTCATCTCTCTATAGTTACTCTATAGGGGACCCCTTGTTTCGTTGGTTGATTGTTTCGTTGGTTTAGTTAGCGGGGAATGGTACGCTTCATTTCACTTTCGTCCGACCGAGAAGTGCCAGAATTAACTCTGAGATTAATTGTTAGGGGTGTTAGTTATGTCAGCTCCTTTTCCTAAGGGTGGTTCAGAATACGGTGGTTATCCGGATTTGATTCAGCCGGAGCCGCACGATCATCGTGATTCAGTTTCGGAGCAGTTGATGGCGACGTACTTGACTGATCCGGCAGACCCGGAGAGTTCGGTCGAGAAGGTCGTTGATGACATCAGGGCGCGCGGACGAGCGACGAGGGCGAAGTATTATGACTGAGTTCGGGGTCGGTGAAGAGCTGCATCCGACGAACCTGCCGGGGGTATTCGCGCGGAACGTAAAGCTGACGCCACATGTAGAGATCACGGACCATGGCACGGTTGCCTACGACAGAGAGGGCAACGTCGTGGGAGGCTGGGACGAGGATCCCGTTCGCGACCAGGAGATCCGGGAGATGACGCACGCGGAATGGTTGGCACGACACAACATGAACGAGAGCGCCAACGTACCGAACGATAGTCATACTATGGTCTCGTTCATGTCCGGCCGGCAGAACGGCAAGATGCGGACGTACAACGTCATTAGGCGCGCTGAGGAAGCGTGCGGACCAGGGGTACGGGTAGACCCGGCATGGCACAATAGCGTCTTCCCAGCTCCGCTCTGGCAGCGGGAGGACCGACGCGCAGTTGATCGTTCATTCGAGAATGAGGTGCGACTTCATGGCTAGTGTTCCGCGTTACAACCGTTATCAGGATCCGGCGAACAAGGTCAATAGGGTCGTCGTTGAACAACTAACGGAAGCCATCCCTGACGACCACAGTTACCTCGGTCGGTGGGTGGACAGCGGTTGGTCGATCATGATCGAGCCCAAGCTGACGGACAAGCAGTGGCGGGAGTTCAATTCACGAGCGGACTGCGTCTACAATCCGGAGATCGAGGACTATGACGTCAACATCGCAATGCGACTCCTCTCTCTGTTGTTCCCCCGGCACATCCTGACCATCCTCGTTCCGAAGCCCATCAAGAAGAAGGCGCTATGACCACATCGGTGCATATGTGTCGGTGTGGTGGCGGCCCAGGACCCCATACCCTTGGTAGTGGCGCTTGTGAGTATCCACGCCCACGAGCCGCGTTGTACGCCCTGCGCGTGCCACGGCCCACGGAGACCCGCCTAGCACCCGTACTGGTAGCCGGGGCCAGCGGCGAGCGTGACGACAAGGCGTGGCTGAATTACATTGACGAGGTGAAGGCGGATTATCAACGACGCCTCATTCGGCAGTCTAACGCCATTCAGGTTCTTCGGGATGAAGTGATTATTCTGAAAGATGTGCAGATCAAGCTCACGCGTATGATTGAGGAGCTATTGGAGATGGAGTTCCCAGACGTGGACACCCACTTGTACCTTCGGAAGCTTAGGAGGCTAACGGATGAGACCGGACCAGCAAGCGAAGGAGACGAAGCGGCGAGTAGCGGAGGTCATTGAACGCATCATGCCGGATCGACCAGACCTCGGCGTGGTCGTGGATCGGCAGGGAGTTCCTCGCAAACGTACTCGCGTGGCTAAGGCGTATCACCCTTATCTGACGGAACGCCAGCGGACTGTCCTCAAGGGCAAGCCGAAGATGGCCCGAGCCTGGCAAAGGATACTGAAAGACATGAGAGACAACGACATGACGATGAAGGAGTTCGTCGAGACTCTTTCCCCCGAGGAATTGGTACGCGGTACCGTCAAGAATGTCAATGGGCATTTCAGTGGGCGGCCTACTAAGTGGGTACCGCGCGAGTTCCATCGAGCGTGTATTGACGAACTGATGAAGCGCGGCCAGAGATTGTGGCAGGAGAACTACCTGCAAGCCATTCAGGCCATGACGGAGATCGCCAGCGGCAAGGGCGCGATCGGTGCGATGGCTACTCCGGGCGAGCGCATCAAAGCGGCTCAGTTCGTCATTGAGCGCCTCGAGGGCAAGATCCCGGAGAAGCTACAGATCAGTAGCGAACAGCCCTGGAAACTGGCCATGGACGGCATCGTAGCCGAGGTGAGTGATGAAGCCATTGCCAAGGGTCAGAAACTACTGGAGTCCGCGCACGACGCCCTAGATATCCTTGACGCTGAGATAGTTGACGAAGAGCCCGACCCGCTGCCTGTCCGCAGCCGCCGGAGGCGTAAGTGATCAAGATAGTTGTTGCTGCTCTACTGATGATCGCCCCTGCTGGATCATGCGAGAAGTCAAGGCCACCGGAGACTGAGAGCGGGGTCGTTATCGGTCGGGTGGATGAGGTGGATAGGGATCGTTCGAACATCTCTGTAAAGATGCCCGGAGGAGAGACATTCGTGGTCCGTTTGCACATTGACAATAGTTGCGTCGAAGGTGACGCTTGGCCTGCCTGTTCCGAAGAGTGAGCACTAACAACATCCTGGCCTGGATCATAGTGTTTGGGAACTCCACCTCGGCATTGCTGACCGGACCGCTGCTCCTGTTCATTCTTGGTGCGGACAGGGCTCCTAAGTGGCAACAGCTCGGTTGGCTGGCCTTGGTCCTGGCGCAAGGGACCCTGATGGTCTTGGGAGCTCTGACAGGGTTATCAGGGCTACGATGGGGGCCGTTGCTCATGTTGGCGGTAGCCGCACTCAACTGGACGCTGTGGACCATCTATCGACAAAGGAGCTCTCGTGGGAACTCGAATCAGAACCAAGAAAGCGAAGCGTAAAGGCTGCCTGCCGCGCCTGCTTGTATTGGTTCTACTAGTTTGGTTGATGAGATGAGTGCTCTGGCAAAGTATCTCAGTCTCACGTTGTACGTGGGCGCTGCTTTTCGGGCGGCGGACGCTAACCAGCGCGCTCGGCTTACCGCCGAACTGCAACCGAACCTGGACCAGCTCCGTAATGCCAAGCCAACGGAGCCCTTACTCGTGAAGAATGCTCTTGTCGGGCTGATGACAACGATTGCTGAAGTGATGGGGCCGGAATGGACGGTCGATGGGAAGACGGAAGAGTTCATACGAAAGCTGAACGGCTGACCATCAAAGGACTGTACCTCGCGCTGGCATTCAGTGCGGGGTTCGTGACTGTGGCAGCTATTGTTTTGACCCTGTGGTGAGTTATACGCGCGAGCGGGTATCCTTCCGTTTGCCAGTAGCCAAAGGAAAGGATAGCGAAGTGCTCTTCGATAGGGAGTGGTAGTGGCCAAGGGCAAACCCAGCAAGGGCACCAAAAAGGACAGGCGTCTGAAGAGAAACCGAAGGAGGAAGTAGATGAAGGTCATTGTTCCTAAGTTTCCTCGGCGTAAAGCCAAGGTGCAGGTCAACCGGGGCGAGAAGTTGCCGTGGTACAAGCCGAAGCCGGACGTGAGCCCCGAGCCCCGGTACGATCTCGACGACTAACTAGGAGAAAAGCCGTGGCATTGGTGATCGCCAAGAACAAGCTTTGGCAGAAAATCGGCTATGTGCCGAACAGGGCGCAGCGCCGCATTCACGCGTCCAAGGCTAGGTTCCAGGTGGTCGCCGCTGGTCGACGTACCGGCAAGTCCACGGCGGGAGGCATGGAGCTCCTCCCCGAGGTATATCGAGCCTACATGCAAAAGGATCGGCTCGAGGAGCTCGGGATTCGGCAGGAGTACTGGATCGTTGGTCCGCAGTACACCGACTCCGAAAAGGAGTTCCGTGCCTTCTACAACGCCTGCAAGCGGCTCAAGATGCCTTTCGATAAGCCCGGCACGTACTACGACGCACGCGGCGGCGATCTTCAGGTGAGCTTGTGGGGAGGGCGCTTTCTGCTGAAGGGGCAGTCCGCCAAGTATCCGGAGCATCTCGTTGGTGAAGGTCTCAACGGCGTGATCATGGCGGAGGCGGCCAAGATGAAGCTTCGCATTTGGGAGCAGTACATCAGGCCGACCCTGGCAGACTTCCGAGGTTGGGCAAAGTTCAACTCGACGCCCGAGGGCCGCAATTGGTTCTATGACAAGTGGCGCGACGGCGAGAATGGCACTGATCCGGAATGGGAGTCATTCAGATTCCCTTCGTGGGCCAATGAACGGATGTTCCCGCTCGGTCGGCTAGACCCCGAGATCATTTCGATGATGGGCGGCATGAGCGAGGAGATGGCTGCTCAGGAAATCGAGGCTAAGTTCAGTAAGTACGTCGGGCAGGTATTCAAGACGTGGGATGAGGAATGGCATGTCCGCGCAGATTGCGTCTATAATCCAGAGTGGCCGTTGTACCTCGCGACCGACTATGGCTGGACCAACCCGAACGTGGTGCTGTTCATTCAGGTGGACCCCTGGGACCGCGTGTACGTCATCGACGAGTACTACGGCAACCATCGGAGCCCCGAGGAGCTCGCAGACGACCTCGAGAATGGTGTGCAGTCAACAAGTCACGCTTCGCTGGTCAAGCGGGCCACCAGGCTCTTCCCCGACCCCGCTGATCCCGCAGCCAGCCACACGTTGAGCGAGCGCCTGAGGCTGCAAACCCAGAGTGGGACGGGCGGAGAAATCAAGGAACGTCTCGAGATCATCCGCAAATGGCTTAAGGATGAGAATGAGCACTTGGATATCACTCACGTGGGTCGTCGTCCGCGCCTGGTGGTCAATCCGCGCTGCAAGCATCTCATCTACGAGATGGATGCGTACCGCTACCCCAAGACGAAGGACGAGCAGACCAATGAACCGGAGAACCCTCTCAAGAAGGACGACCACGCACCGGAAGCGCTAGGCCGGTTCTTCCGGGGTTACTTCGGAGTAGAGGCAGTGCAGGCGCCGCCGACCGTGCGGCAGTACAAGACCAGCCGGGGGCCACGTGCGGTCAACCCGCGTAGGAGGAGGGTTAGGCGATGAAGCTACCAGAGCACATCGAAGACATGCTCGTCAAACTGGCGAACTCGGGGGCGCCGAATGAGATATGTGGATTCGTCATGCGATGGCCCAGTGACGGAAAGCTGTTCATTCTCGAATGTCGAAACATCGCCAAAGACCCCGAGCATTACTTCGAGATTCACCAGGAAGACCTTCTCAAGGCTTACGAGAACGAGGAGTGCTTACTCGGGATGTACCACAGCCACCCGCGTGGCCCCGAGGGTCCGTCCGAAGCTGATCGCAAGTACGCGCCGCCCGGCGGCATGCGCTACTTCATCGTTACTCTCACGCACGTCTACGAACACGACATGGAGACAGCATGACCGCGCCGACGTTCACGCAGTACAGCACGATCGCGCCGTGGCTCGACACTCCGCCCGCGTGGGTTCCGGCAGTGGACCAGCAGCGCATCGGCTCGTACCAGAAGTATGAGGAGATCTACTGGTCCTCGGAGGAAGGCTTCGAGCAGCTTCTCCGGGGCGACAACGACAATCCCATCTTTATGCCTACAGCCAAGACCATTGTGAACACCGTCAACCGGTACACCGCTCCGGGGTTCACTTGGAACGTTGAGGCGACGGAGTCCACCAGCGCAGACGCGGTGGTCATCGCGGAGCTCGCCTTTGAGCAGTTGTTCACGCGAGAGCAGTTCCTCAGCAAGTTCAACAGCAACAAACGAAACGGCCTCATTCGCGGAGATTGGCTATGGCACATCATCGCAGATGACACTAAGCCGCTCGGTCGCCGGATCAAGATCATGGCAGTGGACCCGGCTGCCTACTTTCCAGTGTTCGAAAGCGACCTGGTGGCGGGCGGTGATCCTGAGAAGATCGTCAAGGTACACCTCGCCGAGCCGTTGATGGTGGGCAGCACTGAGGTCGTAAGTCGCATGACGTACGAACGGATCTTCGATGAAGCTGGCAACCAGACGGATATCATCCGTTCGCACGCTCTGTTCAAGCCGGACGCGTGGGCAGGAACGCAGGCAAGTCCCACTTCGACCATTCTGGCGCCCGAGCCGCTGCCGGCAGGCATTCCGGCCATCCCGGTGTATCACTTGAAGAACACCGACCCCACGGCTGTCTTCGGCAGCAGCGAGATGCGTGGCCTGGAGTCGGTGTTGCTGGGCGTGAACCAGACGGTAAGCGACGAAGACGCCGCGCTGGCCCTAGATGGTATTGGCATCTACGCGACCGATGGCGGGGCACCACGGGACCAGAACGGCAACGAGATCGATTGGGTGTTCGGCCCCGGCCGAGTACTGGTGCACGCAGGGGGGCTGAAGCGCGTCAACGGGACTGGCAGCGTCACGCCGTTCGGGGATCACTACGACCGGCTGGTGAACGCGGTCAAGGAGGCTGTGGGCGCTAGCGATGTAGCGGTAGGCAAGGCGGATGCGGGTACGGCAGAGAGCGGCATCGCGTTGCTCATTCAGCTCGGTCCGATCTTGGCGCACACTGCTGAGAAAGATCAGAACATCATCGACGTGCACGCGCAGATGTTCCATGATCTGTGCTTTTGGTTGACGGAGTACGAAGAGCTGCCACTGGTCATGACCGGCGAGGGTGGCGAGCTCACTCCGGTAGTGACGGTTCGCCCTATTGTCGGAGACAAGATACCGATCAACCGTAAGCAGATCATTGACGAGGTGCTTGTTCTTCGCAGTTCAGTTCCGCCGCTGATGAGCATCGCCACCGCGCACAAGATTCTCATTTCGGCAGGTGTCCCACTGGAGGAAAATGAGTTGGCGCTCATTCAGGCCGAGGCGGAGGTCTTCGTCAACAACATCAATGGCGAGGAAGATGATCTAGACGAGGACGCGCGCCGAGCTGCGGAAGAAGAGGCGGAAAAGGAGGTCGTGGCATGAGCGCCTTAGAGATCAACAGTCTTCCCGACGAACATATCATCGCGGGGTACGTCACGCACATAAAGGTCATTGACGAGAACGGCGAGATGTACTGGGCCACGCGCATGGAGGGTCTCAATGACATGGAGGCTTACGGGATGACTGAGGGCGAGAAAGATCCACG